ATGCTGCAAGACAGGAGTTAGCTTCTGTTTTGCATGGTGCTTTTGCAAGATAAGGAGTAGATATGGCTGTAACAATTTCCGGCACAACCGGCATCGCAGGCGTCGATGGAAGCGCCGGGACGCCTGCTGTCCAAGGCGCGGACGCCAACACCGGGATGTTCTTTCCTGCGGCTGACACCATTGCGTTTGCTGAAGGCGGCGCGGAGGTGGCGCGGTTTGATAGCTCGGGGAACTTGGGCATTGGGACGAGTTCGCCTAACTCTAAATTGAACACCTACGCCGCCGCAAACGCTCTTTCCATCCAATATGTTGCAACAAATCAGAACGCAGTTTCACCAACTGCTGCAATAGGATTCAATGTTTCTGACTCTTCTGAAACAACAGCGGCTTGTGCAAAGGGTGGCATTGGATTTACCCGAAACGCTGCTTTTGGCGGCGGCTACTTGGCGTTTTACAACAACAATAGTGGCGCAGCGGGAAACTTTACGACTGCTGACGAACGCGCCCGCATCGACTCCAGCGGGAATCTGCTGGTGGGGACGACGAGTTCTTTTGGGGTTGGCGTAACCGTCTTGCCCGCTGGGCAAGTTTTTGCAAGTCGCAGCGGCGACGTGTCTGGCGTGTTCGACCGACGAGACAGCGATGGTCAGGCAGTAAATTTCCGCAGACAAGGAAACACGGTGGGTTCTGTTTCCGTGACAACCACCGCGACCGCCTACAACACCTCATCCGACTACCGCCTGAAAGAAGATGTGCTGCAGATGACCGGGGCACTGGCCCGTGTCGCAGCACTTAAGCCTGTCACCTACAAGTGGAAGTCTGACGGCAGTGACGGTGAGGGCTTCATCGCCCACGAACTGCAAGCTGTGGTGCCTGACTGCGTGACGGGTGAAAAAGACGCCGTGGATGCTGACGGCAAGCCCGTCCATCAAGGCATCGACACCAGCTTCCTCGTCGCCACGCTGACCGCAGCCATCCAAGAGCAACAAGCCCTCATCGCCGCGCTGCAAGCAGATGTCGCCGCGCTGAAAGGCCACGTGGCTTAACAAGAAGGAGAAATAAATTGTCTTCCATAAAATTGTCGCCCAACGCCTCCGGCTCGGGTGCATTCACCATCGCCGCACCGAACAGCAACACGGATCGCACGCTGACGCTGCCGGATGCGACGGGGACTGTGCAGGTTTCTGGCGCAGCTATCTCCGGCACCACGGGTTCTTTCAGTGGCGACCTATCGTTTAACTCTGGCTACGGCTCTGCTGCTGTGGCCTACGGCTGTCGTGCTTGGGTGAACTTCAACGGTACGGGCACTGTAGCGATTCGGGCTAGTGGGAATGTGTCTAGCATAACGGATAACGGTACAGGCGATTACACGGTCAACTTTACGACAGCGATGCCGGATGCGAACTATGCGGTGGCTTGTATGGCGGGCGGAACTAGCAGTGTAGGCTGGTCACGTTTAGCTGATACGCCAGCGCCAACGACATCGGCGTACAGAATTTATGTTGCAAATTCCGGTGGAACTGCTTTGCTTGACGCCGCATTTGTTAACGTCGCAGTCTTCCGTTGAAAGGTAAACCATGAACTCCCGCATCATCTACCCCACCGACGATGGCGGCGTGGCCGTCATCATTCCAGCAGCCGAGTGCGGTCTGACGATTGAAGAGATCGCAGCCAAAGATGTGCCCGCAGGCAAGCCGTACCAGATCGTTGATGTCGCCGACATTCCAACCGATAGAACTTTTCGAGGAGCATGGTCATGGGCATCGTAATCGACATAACCAAAGCCAAGGCAATAGCCCACGATATGCGCCGTGCTGCTCGGGCGGCAGAGTTTGCGCCTTTGGACATTAAAGCGACCATCCCCAGCGAAGCTGTTGCGGCTGAAGCGGCTCGGGCATTGATCCGGGCTAAGTACGCAGGGATTCAAACAGACCTGGATGCTGCGGTTGATGTCGTTGAGCTGAAAAGCATCGTGGAGGCCGCACTGTGAGCATCGTAAAAGCAAACACCTACCAAGACGCCACCGGCGGCAGCAACGCTGTCTTCAGTGGCGTGGCCTCGCCGCCTAATAGCATGGGTGTGTGATGGACTTTGCGCCTACCGCTCTTCTTGTCATGACGCACAACGTCACAGGCATGAAGTACTTCTGCAAGACTACCAGACTGAAAAATCTTCACTGGTACAAAGGCAGTGGCCTGTACTGGAAACGGCACATGAAGGTTCATGGCCGAGACATCACTCGGGGCGTTCTGGGTGTGTACTTTGAGAAAGACCGTTGTGTGGCTGCGGCGCTCAAGTTCAGCGCAGAGAACAACATTGTTGCGGATGAAGGCTGGGCAAACTTCATCAAAGAGAACGGACTTACGGGCGCTGGCGCAGGAAAGCTAAACCATCGCTACGGCAAGCCCCATCCCGGCAAAGGCAAGCCAAGGCCGGAGATGGTCGGCAGGCTGGTCGGAGAGAAGAACGGCATGTACGGCAAGCCAAGCCCTATGCTTGGCAAACACAATGCTGGAGCATCCAAGGCACTAAAAGGACGCAAACGCCCAGAGGGTGGCGGGAAGCCTCCAAAGCCCGTTATTCGGCTGGATGACGGGATGGAGTTTGAGTCTGTTGCTGCGGCTGGACGGGCCTGTAACGGAACAACTAGCGGCATCACACAATGCTGCCTAGGTACGGCAAAATCTGCTCACGGATTCCGTTGGGCTTACAAGGAGTAAATATGTCAACGGTGCGTGCGAACAACTACTACGATGCTTCTGGCGGGTCTGCGGCCCAACTGTATGGCGTCTCCATGCGTAATGGTGGCACCGCCTGGGTTAACCGCATCATCAACGGCGATATGCGGATCGACCAGCGGAATGCTGGGGCGGCGGTGACCGCAAACGAGGCTTTACCCGTCGATAGGTTCAGGCTTTCTTTTGGAAATACCTCGGGCGCATTTTCAGGGCAGCAAACAACGACTGCTCCATCAGGATTTGTCAATTCGCTAAAGTACACCACAACCACGGCAGATGCTTCTTTGGGTGCTACGGAGTACGCAACACTGTATCAAATAATTGAGGGGCTGAACGTCGCTGATTTAGCGTGGGGAACAGCCTCTGCCGCGACGGTAACGCTGTCGTTTTGGTGTCGTAGCAGTCAAACTGGTACATTTGGTGGCTCATTAAGAAATTCCGCAAATAACCGTTCTTACCCGTTTAGTTACAGTATTTCTGTTGCAAATACTTGGGAACAAAAGTCTATAACAATTGCAGGGGATACTTCTGGTACGTGGCTGACAACTAACGGTGCCGGAGTTTATATAAATTGGAGTATTGGTGCAGGTTCAACTTTATCCGGGACGGCTGGCGCGTGGGCTGCTGCAAATTACATTGGTGTGACTGGCGCGGTAAACCTGATTGCAACGCTTAACGCAGATTTCTACATCACCGGCGTCCAGCTTGAAGCTGGCACTGTGGCCTCGCCGTTTGAGCGCAGGGACTACGGGCGTGAGTTGATGATGTGTCAGCGGTATTGTCAAGTTGCTGGCGGCGGCGCAAGTGGTCAATGGTGGAGTGCCGCATCACCAGAAATGGGTATCACATTTGCAGTCCCATTTAGGTCTGCGCCTACTTATACGATGTTTACAACAAGCGTTTCGGTTTCAGAAATTGCAACAGCAACTAGAACATCAGTAACAGCGGCGGCACAAGGTGGAACTTTAACAATCAACGGCGGTAATGTGCGTATTGATGGGTTTACAGGAGCCACTCAGTTTCGTGGTGCATTGTGTCTTACAAACTGTTTTCTTCTTGTAGCGGAGCTTTAATATGTATCAGCTTGTAAATGATTTTCAATGTATAAAGCGCATTGCCGACAACGCCTTCATTCCAATGGACCCTGACAACACAGACTACGCTGAGTACCTCGCGTGGCTGGCTGAAGGCAACACGCCCCTGCCTGCTGATGAGTAAATATGATCGATCCGGTTACCGCATTTGCTGCCGCGCAAGCTGCGGTGCTTGGCATTCAAAAGGCTATTAAGTTAGGCAAAGACATTAACGGCCTTGTCGGTGAGTTTGGTAAGTTCTTTGATGCGCGTGATGCAGTTCAAAAGGCTGCTAACGATGCGGGTAAATCCGGCAAATCAGATACCGGAAGGGCTATGGAAATAGTCATGCAGGCCAACCAACTGCGCGAATCTGAAGAAGAATTAAAGCATCAATTGGTCTACGGCGGCTATCCGGAACTCTGGGAGATGATGCTCAAAGAGCGGATGAAGATTAAACAAGCCCGAGAGCGGGCTGAGCGGGTTGCAGAAATTGAACGCAAAAAGGTGTCCGCCCAAAGGCTTCTGATGGCACAGTTTGTTGGTGGTGCTATTTGTATCGTTACCATTGGTATGGTTGTGATATTCATCATTAAACAGGCAGTTTCGTGAGCGAGGAGAAGGTTAACCCTAACAGCCTGATCGAGAAAATCCTCGGTTACGTTGACTCTCCGTTTAAATTGTTTGCTATCTTGCTGATGGCAATTTTTACGTTTGCAGGATATTTTGTCTGGCAAAACCAAGCCTTTCTGATCGGTGCTTACAAAGAGCAGAAGAAGCTACCGACTATTGCTGAAGACCGAGTTGAAGATGTAGCTGCGCATTTGTTTAAAAACACCGACGCTACGGTTGTAGCTATATTCAAGGTCAACCCAATGTTTGGCACCCGAGTCCTGTACCGGGCCTACACCAAGCAAGGCAGGGAGAAGGAACACGAAGGGCTGGATGTCGGGCTGTTCACATCGAACCTGTCTAACAACCGGGATGTCGTAGCACTCATGGCCGGCGAGATTCCTTGCGGCGCCTATAAGACGGCGCAGTCCGAGATCGGCCTGTGGTACTTGGAAAAGGGAATGACCTACGGGTGCCGGGTAGGAGTCCCGCCGGAGCCGGGTAAGTTGGTTGGGCAAATCACGGTGGGCTGGAAAGAAGAGCCGCCAGACCCCGACGCCTATCGCGTGCTTTTGCAAATCGCAGCAACAATGTTGTCTAGGAGTAAACAATGATTGGACTTGACGCGCTTTTAAACGTGGGCGGTAAGCTCATTGACAAACTCATTCCTGATCCAGAGGCCAAAGCCAAAGCGCAATTTGAACTAGCAAAAATGGCTCAGGATGGCGAGTTATCAAAGATGGCTAACGAAACAGACTTGTACAAAACAGAGCAAGTCAACCTGACTGACCGCATGAAAGCGGACATGAGCAGTGATTCTTGGCTCTCCAAAAACATCAGGCCGATGACACTTATAGCCATCTTTGTTGGCTACTTTATGTTCGCCATGATGTCAGCTTTTGGTCATAATGCAAACGAAGTCTATGTCACCCTGCTCGGCCAGTGGGGTATGTTGGTTATGAGCTTCTATTTCGGCGGACGCACCCTTGAAAAGATCATGGACATGAAGGCTAAGAAATGAATTTATCTCACAATTTTACTTTGCAAGAACTAATTAAAAGCCATGAGGCTGTGCGCAAAGGATTGGACAATGCCCCATCGCCGGAAATCATCAGCAACTTGCAAGAGTTGTCCAACATGGTGCTCCAGCCGGTACGGGATCACTTCGGCAAATCGGTGACTGTAAATAGCGGGTACCGCAGCCCGGAGGTCAATACTGCCGTTGGGGGGAGCAAGACCAGCGATCATTGCAAAGGACAGGCTGCGGACATTGAGATTGTTGGCGTACCCAACGCCGAGTTGGCCGAGTGGATTCGTGATAATTTGGTCTTTACTCAGGTCATCCTTGAGTTCTATACTCAGGGTGTTCCGGACAGCGGTTGGGTGCATGTGTCTTACGATCCTGCAAATTTGAAAAAGCAATCGCTGACCGCTGTCAAACAGAACGGCAAGACGGTTTACCTACAAGGACTAGTTGCGTAATGTCTGCAATTAAGATCACCAACTTTCTCGGCACGGCTCCCAAGATAAGCCCGGAGTTGTTGCCAAACACGGCTGCGCAGATTGCAAACAACTGCAAGCTGTACTCGGGTGATCTTATCCCCTACCCACAACCTGTTGTCGTTGACAATACAGCCCGTACAGGCACGATCAAAACGCTGTTTGCGCTACGCGACCCCGCGACCAATGCAAAGAAATGGCTGTCGTGGCTCACTGACGTGGACATTGCTGTCGCCTCTAAGACAGACAAAGATGAGCAGCGGTTTTATTATTCCGGCGATGGAGCGCCCAAGGTCAGCAACTACGAACTGGCAACTGCTGGCGCGGCTCCGTATCCAGTAGAGTACTACGACCTAGGATTACCACTGCCAACTACGGTGCTTACGACATCGGCAGCGACGTTTACAACAAAGACAACAACAAACTTTTTCCGTGACGCGGGCAATATTGCAACAATCACGACCAGTGCGGCACATGGTTTAGCGTCCGGCAGATTTATTTCGTTGACGGCGTTTACCTTTTTGTCAGGCACATACAACCAAGCGGGCACGACCACAATTACTGTGACTATTACCGCTCACGGGTTGGCAAATGGTGCGTCAATCTCGCTTGACTTTTTGTCCGGCACGGCTATCGACGGGACATACACAGTCAGTAACGTGGCAGCAAATACGTTTGACGTTACAGCCGTTTCGTCGGCCACCACCAGCGGGAGTGTTAATCTTAGCCTTGTAAGTTTTAACGCGACCAACGTAGAGTGTACTGTCACAAGCGCTACCACGTTTACGTACTTCAGCCCCGGCTTTCAGATTGGGTCATCGGGCACGCCGATTGCGTTTACGTCTGCCAAGGTTGACCTTGGTGGTTTAACTCAAGCGCGCTCTTACGTCTATACGTGGTACACACCGTGGGAAGAAGAGTCTATTGCGTCCAAGCCATCTGCCGATTTGTTTATCAAAGAGGGGCAGATCGTCACGGTAACAAACCTGCCGACAGCCAAGCCTGCGGGCGATAACTTTGTGCGCGGTGTAAAACTCTATCGCACTCTGGCAACGGCGTCCGGCACGGATTATTTTCTGCTTCGGGAACTGTGGTTTCCCACTGCCCTAGCGTCTGTGCAGCGAACCAGCAACGTGTCCCGTGTAGCTTTGGTCTTCCCGCATAATCTCGGCCTTGGTGATCGCTTTAAGATCAGTAGCTGCGCCGTGGCTTCGTTCGATATTACGGGCGGCATTGTCACCGATGTCATTGACGACTACACCTTCGAGTACGCGCAGACGGCTGGGGATGTCGCAAACACACTGGTAGTTGCAGGCACGATGTACCATGACATCTCAGAGAATCCGCCAACCACATCTGCACGGTACTGGGGGGACAGTACGTATGATTTTATCGACGACTTTGAGTCCCGTGATTTGCTTAGCATCCTTGGTACAGATGAATTCGACGCGCCGCCTGAGGATTTGCAAGGGCTGACTGCCATCCAGAACAACATCCTTGTAGGATTTGTTGGCAACACTTTGTACTTCTCTGAGCCGGGTGCGCCACACGCATGGCCTGAAAGGTACTCGGTTAACCTTGAGCATAATATCGTGGGCATCGCCGCGATTAACGGCTCCGCATTGGTGACAACAGAGTCATACCCGTTTTTTGTGTCAGGGTCTGATCCTGCCAACGGCATGTCTACCCAGCGCATTGACGCTAACTTCCCGTGCCTGAGTAAAAACAGCATGGTGACAATGGGCTACGGCATTGTGTACTCTACGCATGATGGGCTGGCAGTCTACTCTAACAGCGCCGGAACAGCCATCATCACCAAGCTGCTGTATAACAACGACACGTGGACATCCGAGCTTGATCCAACAACCATCATTGCTGAGTACTATGGGGAAAACTACTTTGCAGCGCATTCAACTGGGGCGTTTATCTTTGAACAAGATGCCAAAGCAGGTGGGTTTTTCGTAGACGCTGACTACACTTTTACAGCTTCGCACTACGATCCTATTGATGGTGTTGTGTACTACGTCAGCGGTGCAAATGGTGATATCTACCAGTGGGACGACTTAGACCAACCTGCTGTTGGGATGGAGTGGAAGTCAAAAGTTATTGTCACCAAAGACATGATTAATCTCGGCGCGGCGCGTGTTGTAGCTGACTACACCACGGTATCAACGGTGTGGGATTCGTCAATAGCGGTGTGGGAATCTGTAGCTAGTATCTGGGATGCTGCCGACAACATTACGTTCTATCTGTGGGCAGATAAAGAACTTGTATTGACAACAACTGTCTCGGACTCTGATGTGTTCCGGTTGCCCACCGGGTATCGCACAGATAAGTTTGAAGTAGCTGTAGAAGGCGACATTCGGATTCGTGCTATCTATCTCGGGGAAACCCCTTACGGATTGCGAGACGTGTGATGGCAACACGAAACTCACGTTTTTCAGCTATCCCCAACATCCCGCAAAGCGGGTTGACTGACTCGCAGTCCAGCACAATTTCTGCGCTCAAAGAGAACGTCGAGTTGCTAATTGGGTCACGTGGTTCAGGCAATGCGACTCGTGCAATTCTTGGTGGGCAAGTAACTGTTGCTAACCCTGCGGTGCAAACAATGACTCGTATTACAGCCACGGGCGCGGGCTTTACGATAAGCGGGGTGACTGTGCCGAGTCTTGACGATTACAGTAAACTCGCTGTTAATGTGCAACAACTTGCCAATGACGTAGCATCTTTACGGCAAACTGTAAACACGCTTATCAATCAACTGAAAGGATGACTATGCTTAATCCCCCTTCTACGACATCACTTGATTTGCCCCCAGCTTTGGCGAGCATTTTAAATATAGGCTCCACGACCCCAACTCCGCCGATGCCAGCGCCGCCACAAGTTACAGGGCTATCGTCCGGCATGACCAACATGGGTACTTTTGCGCCCTCGTATCAGCAGGGCGGCATGATTGGCATGGGTGGTATGCCTGAGCCTATGGGCGATATGTCGCAGCCAGCAAACGTAGGGGTAAACCCAAATGGCGCACAAGGCCCAATGTCGCCGCAAATGTTAGAAATGCAGATCAATCAGTTTGCTACCCAACGCCCGCAAGAGATGGCGCAGATTCGGCAAGTCATTATGCAGGAGCTTCAGAGCGGGGCACTGACGCAGCAGGAACTTAACACCATTGTCCAACTAGCAACTGTTGCTGCGCAGAACCCGGAGATGTATCCCTACGTTCGCAACTTTGCCATACAGCAGGGTATCACCACGGAGCAGGACTTGCCGCCGCAGTACGACCAAGGGCTTGTCTTTATTCTCCTACTGGCTGCACGTGCTGTGCAAGCGGACATGGGCGGACAAAACATGATGCAAGGTGGTAGCCCCGCAATGGCAGGTGGCCCAGCAGTCTCGGCGGCGCAAGTCTCCAGCGGCGCTATCCCGTCGATGGCGCGGGGCGGTATGACCCCGGACTCAAGAAAAGCTGACGGCTCTGTACTAATCAACGCACATGAGGGAGAATACGTCATCCCTAAGCGCGTGGTCGAAATGAAAGGCAAAGAGTTTTTCGACACGCTTGTTGAGAAGTACAAGGAAGCCTAATGTCTACGATGTCTATCGAGATGCTAACGCCGGGGCGGGTCACTGAGTTGTGGCCTGTTCTGGAACCGTATTTTGAAGCAGCATGTAACGGTAATGAAATCGCTAAGGATGAGCTTGACGCAAAGGACATCTACGTTCTTGCCCTCACTGGACTTGTAGCAGTCTTCGTTGGCTTTGAAGACGGTGAGCCAGCGTGTGTCATGGGCATTCAGTTCAACGTCACCAATGGTAGGAAGGGCGCGGATGTGATGGCGCTTGCGGGGCACGGGCTGATGCGGTTTAAGGCAGCGTACTGGCACGTTATTCTTAAGTGGCTGCGTGCTAACGACATAGAGTTTCTTGACGCCTACGCACCTGAGCGTTTGGCAAAAATATACATTCACCGGTTTGGGTTTAACAAATCATGTTCATACGTCCGCATGACGTTACAGGAGACTGAAAAATGAGTAAGGCCGTAAAGACCATTGTTTCGATTGCAGTTGCAGTCGCGATCCCGTTTGTTGCCCCGGCAATCTCTGCGTCTCTTGGCTTGTCTACTGCCATTGGCGCAACGGCTGGTTCTGCTGTTGTTGGCGCAGGACTCGGCGCTGCAAACGCCGCTGCAACCGGAGGCAATATCGGGCGAGGGGCGTTAATGGGGGGTATTGGCGGGGGTGTAGCTGGATACAACTATGTGCCCGCTGCGCCCGCAGGGCTAAGTAGTGCACCAGTAGATACAGGGGCATTAGCAGCAGCAAATGCTACGGCTGACCCAATAGCCACGCTCAACTACACCCAAGGATTTACCACTGTTGACCCAACATACGCACAGGTAGGTCTTGCGGCTGCTGCACCTGCGGACGTTGCCAACGCAGCTGCCTTGGCTAATAGAGCCGCAGACTTTGGTACTCCCGCGCAAATGGATGCTGCTGCTGCCGCTGCACCAAAGAAAACTTTTGCTGAGGCTGTTAAAGCAGTTCCCGGTGCTATTGCAGATAAATATAAAGACCCCAAGGCATTGGCTGATATGACGCTTCGCGCCGCTGGTGCTATTGCGGGTTCCCTTGTCGCAGGCGAGGGCATGTCTGACCAAGAAAAACAATTGCTTCAAGCACAGACTGACGAGCTACGTGCGCTACAACAAAGTAACAAGGCGCTGTTCGATCAGAGGCTCCAGGGAGCGCAAGACCTTATCGGTGAGTCTAAATATTTTGACCCCGAGTACTTCGGTTTGCAACGTGCCCGCCGTGCGCAACTTGCTGGCGCTAAAGCTAAACAAGCAGGCTTGCGCGGTCTTACGGGTAGTCGCCGCGAGTCTGAGGAACGCCGTCTTGATCTGGCGACAGGCCGGGATACAGGCACTGCATTTGACCAAGGGTTTATGAGCGGTGTTAGCGGTCGTATGCAGACTAGGCAGGCTGGTCTAAGCGCGCTGCCAGCGTACCCATCCGCAGACTCTGGGTTCGCAAACTTGCGTACTGCGTACGAGGCAGCAGATAAACGTAGGCGCTCCGCGCAATCAGATTTTGCTAAACTGTACGGCTCCTTTACCGGCGTTTCAACTGCTACATGATAAGGGGTCTGTATGAATCTCGGACAATTTCTTAGTGGCGCTGGCGTTGTCAGTGAAGGCATTCGGCAGACAGAAGAAGCTGAACGTGTCGCTCGCGAGAATCAATTAAAGATTGAGGAGCAGAATCGTTTTGCTGCGTTCAAAGCCAAGATGGCACAAGATGCTGCCAGACAAAGGCCGCAGATGTCGGCCCCTCAGTTCCCACAAAATATAGACCCTACTTTATTTAATCAGTCACAGCAATTTCCAGTAGACGTTGTACCTGCTCCTGCTCCTGCTCCTGCCGCTGCGCCCGCGCCCGCGCCCTCTTTGCGGCTCGGCGGCCCTGCGGACCTGCCGGAAATTCAAGTTAATCGACAACCGCCGTTTGGGCAGGAGGTGCCAAGCCCGACGGGTAATGAGCGAGCGTTTAAGAGCGCGCAAGAACTTGTTCGGATGCGTGAGATGCGGGTTGCCGATGTTCAGCGCGGTCTTGAATCTGCTACCCGCGCTAACGTACCGCCCCGCATGGTGGCAAATCAACGAGAACTATTGGCTCGTGAGCAAAAGCTTCTAGAGGATGCTCGGCGAGGTCTAGCTTCGGTGGCCCCAACAACACCTTTTGGCATCGAAGGTCGTGGTCGTACAGCACCGCCCCCGGAGTTTGCTAGCCTGTATGCCGCAGTTGAGCGTGTTGAGAGCGGTGGTCGGGAGGATGCTGTTAGCCCCAAGGGTGCCCGTGGCCCTATGCAGACAATGCCTACGACGCTTGTTAATCCGGGCTTCGGTGTGGTTCCAGCAAAAGACAATAGCCCAGCGGAAATGCGTCGTGTCGGGCAAGACTATCTTGCGGCAATGTTGCGTAAGTATGAAGGTAACCTCGATTTTGCGTTGGCTGCATACAACTGGGGGCCGGGTAACACTGACAAGTGGATTGCCAAGGGTGCCGACATGGCAAAACTACCCAAGGAAACCCGCGAGTACATCCCCAAAGTAAAACTAGCGTTAGGACAGATTCCAGCCCCTACGGCTACTGTCGCTGCTCCTGCCGCCGCTGCTGCTCCTGCCGCTGCCGCTCCTACCGCTACCGCTACCGCTCCTGCTACCGCTCCTGCTACCGCTCCTGCTACCGCTCCTGCTACCGCTGCTGCGCCTACTCTGTTTGGACGACAGATGACTGCGGCAGAACTTGGCCCTGTGCCGACTAGTCCAGATAACAACATTCTAGGTGGTCTAGAAATCGGCCCATTTGCGTTGGCAGAGGCCGGTGCTCCTGCCGCTGCCGCTCCCGCTCCCGCTCCCGCTCCCGCCGCTGTGGTACGCACGAATGCAGACTTTTATCTTGCTAACCCGCAGTCTATTCCGTATGAGTACCAGCAGTTAACACGGGCGTATCAGCAAGTAGCATCACAGGCTCAGGAGCAAGCAAACCTTGTAACCCAGCAGCGTAATGAGACGGCGCGTCTTGCACAAATGTATATGCAGAGTGGGACAACCACTGGCATTGATACTGCTATGAAGATGCGCGATGTGATAAACAACTACGACATCGAGTTGCTTAAACTTAAACAGGGTGTTAGCAATGAGCAGCTAAAAGTTACGCAGGGGCGCGTGTATCTTGAGGGTATGCAGGGACTCCAAGACCTTGCTCTTGGTAACGACCCACGTCGCCTTGCCTCAGTGTGGTCACAGTATGCAGGTGTACCTATCGGTATCCAACCGCGCTCAGACGGTACGTTTAACATTTTTGTCAACGGTAAAAAGACTAAGGAAGGGGTGACCCCTGCTGAACTAAGCAACAACGCACGACTGGCGTTTGATCAAACTTACCGCCAGCAACAAGCTGCTGCGGGCGCAGAGATGAACAAGTTCATGTCGCAAGAGCGGTATAAGTCTATGCTCACTATCCAGCAGGGTAATGCCTCTGAGTTGGCTAAGATGATCAGAGAAATTGCAGTAGAGAATACAAAGGGCAATAACGCGCAAGCCTTGGAATGGGCAAAGGCTAACTTCAGTTGGGACATTAAGCCTACAGGAGCCGGAGACGGCACTATCATCATACGACCGCCTAACAGCGCGCCGTACATATACAACCCATCAGGTAAAACAATTGAGATAGACGGCGTTAAAATACAGTCAAATTCCGCACAGTTGATCAGCGGCTTGCCTATTCCGACACAACAAAGACTCAATGCAGTGAGGTAATTTAATGGCAACAGCAGGACTCTCCTTTGCAAACCCCATGCTTGAACGTATGGGTGTAGGTGAAGAACCAAACCCATATGTGCCATACAGCCCAACGTCAGATATTGGGATGGGTGGCCTTGCTCCGTCTGCTGTGGACATGGCTGTTATGGGACGGGCGTTAGTTAAGCAAAGCCAGTTCACCATGCCGGAGATGCGGCAACCCCCGTCTATTGCATTTAGTCCGTCATCCAAACAGTTGTTTGTCAATGGTCTGACGTTTGCTGCCGACGATGCAGCTACTGCATTGCAGTCCGAGTCTTATCTACGCGGCCCCGGTACGGGTTTACCTCTAGGCGGCGACTGGGTTTCACTTGATGAGCAGGCTTATGGGCAGTTTCTTAATTCAATTAAGAACCCCAGCATGGGGCGACTTGCGTCTAAATCTTTTGGGCGTGGTGTTGACTCTATGCAGATGCTGGCAGGCCGTGGCTTGCAGTTGGCTGGCGCGGAAGAGACAGGACAGCGTATTGTTGAGCAACAAGCCGAAGACTTACGCAAGACCAGCCCTTTTGAGCGGCAGTTCACAGACATTGGTTCTGCTCCCAACCGTGGTGTTGTTGACTGGTTTGTTGCCAACTTTGCCCAGCAAGGGCCAAACTTAATTGAGTCCATTGCCACTGCGGGCGTAGGTTTCCTTGCGGGCACAGCCGTTGGTGGCCCCGCTGCTGGTGCAACTGCTGCGTTTGCTGGCCTCCTAGGTAAATCCGCGTTCAAAGAATCCATCAAGGCTGCTGCGCAGAAGAAAATTGCGGGTGGAGTTTTGAACGCCGCAGAGAACAAACTACTGCGTGAAGCTGCTGGATTAGCCGGTGCTGTTGCTGCATCCTACGCTCAAAATCTTTCCACTGGCGCTGCTGATATTTACGGGGAATTGCGTGAGCAAGGTGCTGATGCCAGTGACACGGATGCTCGCCTCAAAGCATTGGCCGGTAGCATACCTTATGCGGCATTCGAGACGCTACCTGAGTTTTTGTTAGCTGCACGCTTGTTCGGGGGCGGTGGTCGCGCTGCGCTGCCCGCAGGTGCCAGCCGCACGGCTCGTGCCGGAGAGTTACTCAAGCGGGGTGCGATAGGTTTTGGGGTTGGCGGTACTGCTGAGGGTTTGACTGAAGCTGGGCAAGAAGGTTTGCTTCTTGGTATCTCCGACCAAGACTTGAGTTCTCCTGAGAGCGTCAATCGCCTCATTAACTCGTTTGCTGCTGGCTTTGGAGTGGGCGGCCCCATCGGTGCTGTTGCCAACCTAAAGGGCCAACAAGCTGCTAACTTACTAAACCCTGCCCAGAACCCGGAGCAAACTCCCGGTACAGGCTTAGCAGTCATACCATCTACACCCCCTGCACCTCCCGCGCCCACAGGCACAGCCGTGGCTCCGTTCTTTACTCCGGTCACTCCGTTAGGGGCTACACCTCCACCCCCTTCTGGGTTAGGTGGGCCAAGTCCTACTACGCCGCAACTCCCCGGCCCTACTCCTCCTGTCTCCCCAGTGGGTGGGCCAGTCATCATGGCTGGCATGGGGCCAAACGCTGCGGATGTCACCCGGCAAGATATTCTGCTGCGGCAGCAGGGTAACGTCCCACCCGGTGCGGCCCCCGGTTCTCAGGGTGTGCTTGACATCTTCGGCGGCACTATCCCTGCCCAAGAACTGGCTGCACGGATGCAGCCGCAGCAACCGCTTCCCGGACTGCCTGCCCCATCACCTGCTGCACAACCCGATCCCCGGCAAGGTGCGCTCCAGTTCTCTGGCCCTACACCTATTGCCCCTGCTAATACGCAGATGGCAAACCAGTTGCAGACTATCCAAGACAGAGTGCGTAGACAGCGTGAGTTCGAGGCTGCGCAGGCCCAACAGGCTGCACTCATCCAGCAACAAACTGACGAGCTTGCACGACAAAGCGCGAACGCCCGTGACCTGTATACGGTGCAGCAGGGGCAGACCCCCATTCCATTCCCATCCCTGCCCATGCGGCAGACGGGTCCAACGCAACCACAGCAGTTGCCGCTGTTTACCCGCAGGCAAGCACCAGTGCCCAGTCGTGCAGAAGGCTTGCGCCGTGGCGTAGGTACGGGTTTACCCGCAAACCAAACTGAAACCCCGCTTACTTCTGCGCAACGCCGTGCGCAAGTTCCTTTGTTTACCCAAGAGGGTAAGCCTTCAGTGGCGGCACTTAAATCTGCCGGTCGCAAAGAGCGGGTCGAGGCTGTGCCGGATACAACATCTAAGCAGGCACCGCCTACGGGTAAACCCGTAACTCCTGCGTCAGTTGAAGCGGCTAAAGGTAAAGCGCTTAGACAACGTGGGTCAGGGACTATTAACTTTGACAACGGCGATAGCTACACAGGCCAATTAAAGAACGGCGCTCCTAATGGGCAAGGCACGTACACATATGCTGACGGCAGTGTCTACACAGGCAGTTTTAAAGACAGTGTTTTTGACGGGCAGGGTAGATTTGTAGACGCCAGTGGCACTACCTTCGAGGGCGAATTCGACAACGGAGATTTTTTACAACCTGAGGAGACACCAAGTGCCGTTCAAAAGCCAAGCGCAAAGGGCGTGGATGTACAAAAATCAACCGGAACTGGCAAAGGAGTTCGAGGCGAAGACCAAGCCGGGGGCAAAGTTGCCGGAAAAGGCGAAGCCCTCAAAGCCAAAACCAAAGAGCAAGAACCCGCTGTACCGACTGTAAAAAAGACGCTGAAGAAAGAGGCACCCACTCCCCCAAAAGCCGTGGCGGCACCAGCCGCCGCCCTGACCGAAACCCCCGCTGAAACATGGGGCGCAATGGATACAGGGGTGGCATGGGCTGACCTTTCCGCTGAATTACAAACTCGTTGGACAAACAGCGACCGCAGACAAACCACTGCCGACACTATTGCGGAAGATCAGCGTAACCCGCAGACGCCGGAGGCGCTGTGGGAAGACATGAAGCCGGAGGGGGCACCCGCATATAACGATCTGTTGCCGCGCACTCGCACTCAGTGGAGACAGGATGTAGCCAGCAACAAAGCTACCATCCCCCGAGCCGAAGAGTTGGCAAGCGATGACAGTGACGAGACGCGCAGGGCCACCGCGCAGGCTCCGGCTGACATGCTTTCTGAGGCTATCGCAACAGCCGAAACAACTTCTGACTTTGCTGAGTTTCGTGGTGCTATCCGGGTAGTTGTTAATTACGCCTTCTTTACCGGCGAAGAAACAAACACTAAAAAGTTTGTAGATCAAGCACGTGCGTTTATCGCCAACACCCAATTCGCTGACGCGCAAATGCTGGAAATGGACGGAGCGTACTTAGATGCAGTGCAGCTTGTACCTAAATTAGAAGCTAGGTATAGAGAGACTACCAAAAACCACCAAAAAGACGAACTTAAACCTTGGTTTGCCTATGCGATAAGCCGCAATCTACTACCAAGTATTACAGCAAAGATTACTAATCTCCCTGCTGTTTACAAAACCCAGCAATCTCCGGTCAGCGGCAAGATCGCCACATCAAAGCCAGTGGAAACATCGGCTGAGAAGATCACGACCGCCCCGCAGGCTTTGTTGGGCGTTCTTATCGACGACCTAGTTACCCAAGCGCGTTCGGTAACAAATCTAAACCAGCAAGTCAAGATCGCAGGCATTGACTACGCTAGCATCGTCGAAGCAGCAAAAGCTTTGTACGCTGCGGTAGATGCGCAAGGGCGCAAGTACATTGTCCGTGGGTACCCATTGAGCGACTATTTCACTGACAAGGGCGAACCCAAGATGCTCAAGTCGGGCGGACGTTTTCTTATTACTAACAAGGCAATGACCACTGCCGAGCAGCGCAAATTAGAGCAGGAACAAAAAGCTGCGGCCAAATCTTTAGCTGAAGAAACTAAAGCTAAATTTTTAGAAGACACAGACCTCGATGCTCGCCTAGGCGGCGGCTCAATGGACGTTGAGAATAACTGGGACAGCCCTGATGGTATGTTCTACCGTGATGACGGCACGGCTGCTGCGTCTACCATGCCTGTCGGGCGCATCCGGCTGCTGGTCAACAGCTTCCTATCCAAGTTGCGCATAAAGCCCAACACGTTTATCTATGCCAACGTGGCAGACCTCAAAGCTCGCAACCCATCGTTGTTTGCCCGTGCTGCTGCCGCTCGCAAGCAAGGTGACTTTGAGACAACCAATGCGGTTGGCTATTCGTTCGGCCCCAACGTCATCATCTTTACGGACTTTGTTCGCACCGAGCAGCAACTCAAATTTGTGCTGGCGCACGAGACACTCGGGCACTTTGGTTTCAAAGGCGTGATACCCAAGGCGCAACTCGATGCAATACTCAACCGCATCTATGACATCGACCCCACTGTTCAGGCTGGCGTGGATGCCATGCTTGCTGCCAACGAGGGCATGTCTAAGCTAGAAGCTGTTGAGGAATTCTTGGCTGACAACGCTGCCGATTTGGATACGTCGATCATTGCCCGCATCTGGAATGTCCTGAAGAACTTCCTGAACAAGTTAGGCTTTGAGTTCCGCGATGACGAGGCCCGCTATTTTGTCAACCAAGCGCGTAAGTATGTGCGCCGTGGCGACACCGGGAACTTTGTAAGCGCGAGCGCCATTGCCGCAGACATGCAGCAACTTGACCAAGATCGTAATGACGGACGCTACGCTCGCTATGCTGCTGGTGATCTGGCCTCCAAAGCTTTTGCGATGGGCGGTCTAAACAAACCGTACAGCGCCGCAGGTGGGTTGATGGGTGCAGCCGAGGCGTTCTATAAAAATGTATTTGGGCAGCGGCGTAACGTCGCAGGCACAACGGCAATTCTCCTTGAACAACTTCAAACGCTCGACAACAAAGCTCGTCGCAGCTACGGCTTAAACCAGCTTTATCGTATCCTCGAAAAACAGCAGACTTATGCACGTTCGCTGCTGTCTGGGTATCAGCGGATGACGGCGTTCACTCACTCGGCTGACTTCGAGTTTTTTGGCGGAAAAGAAGGAGCGTCTGAGAAGGACAAGGCGCAAGCTGGCGAGTTGCTGTCGCGTGCTGCACTGTTGCGTTCGCAACAAGCCACCGATGAACTCATCAAGAAGTACCCCAGTCTGGTCATCATTGACTCGATGGGCAATGTCCGGGTTGACCCGGCAGTCCGACAAGAACTTGAGAAAGCTGGCTTTGTTACCGCTGAGGAATTCCGTAAAGGCTTTGACATTACCTACTCTGACGGTGGAAAAGTACGCTTTCAGTTTGACGTTGACGAAACCAGCCCTGCATGGAAGGTCTACCTTGAGTTGCGCGAGACAGTCAACGAAGCTGCCGTTGACCTAATGATGGCAAACTACGAAGCCGCGCAGTCCGAAGGCAAGCGTGTCATCAGCGACCTGAATGCCAAACGGCGCGGCACCAACGTGTTCACACAAGATGATCTGGCCGCAATCCGGCGTGCTGCTGCGATGTACCAAAACATGCGGTACGAAGGCAGTGACGTTGTAAGCGCTGGTGTAGAAATTAAAAAGAAAGCTGCCAAGGAGTCGGAAGAATTTGTTATAGCGTTTGGTCGTGCGTTGTTTAACGACGATGTGTATGCCGTATGGATGAAAGACCCCAGCGCCAAACCTGAGATTGCTAAAGACCTCGCTGAATTCCAGAAGGCAGAATACGACGACTTGCGTGCCGCGTTGCCGAGCCTACGCGAGAAAGTCAAGACAGACAGCCAATCGTTCGTGGTGCAGAAGGCAATCCGTGACCTCTTTTTGTTTGACCTCCAATCTAAAAACGCCGACTACTACGCCAAGCGGACGATCCTCGGTTCCTACGTGCCGTTCAGTCGCCGTGGTTCTCAGCAAGTCAAGCTTGTAGCAGTAGACAGCAAGGGTAACCCTGTTACGCTAGATGAAAATGTACGCTCGACGCTGCCTTACTTTCAATTTAACAGCCGCGACGAAGCCCTGGCGGCTGCGGAAGAATTAGAAGCTGAGTTTGGCGGTGACAACGAGTGGACACTCAAGGATGACGCAGGTAATGACATCAAGGTAAGCTTCAAGGCCGAGGTGTCTAGGACTCGCCAGTCTCCCGATCTAACGGAAGCTGTGAACTTTAACGAGTTTGTCTATGTTCTAAACCGCTTGAACATTAACCTTGCGCCGGAAGCACGAGAACGTATTGTCACAGTTCTGACAGACCAGAACAGTCGGGCACGGCGCAACCTCCAGCGTTCTGGCACTGAGGGTTGGGATAAAGATGTTGTGCGTTCCGTGTCGGAGCACCTTGAAACGTCGGCACACGTTGCTGCGAAGAAGTTGTACCGCCACCGTCTGGACGACATCTTGTTAAATAATGCCAACTGGTTGGGCGACGATCAGAAATTAAAGTCTCTTAAAGCTGCGGTGGACAGCGCCACATCCGATGGAGAACGTGCTCGTGCCAGTCGTGAGTACGATGAGTACGCCTACATGTACCGGTACATGAAGGCAACGGGTAAAGGCAACACAGTTACGATTGATGGCAAGGAAGTGCCTACGCTGGGGCGCGGTGAAGATTACCGCGAAGAAGCCAAGCAAGTGCTGCGCTGGTACAGTGAGTCAACCAACATCGCGGACTCAACCGAGGACATGCTGTCAGGTGAAGCTGGTTCCGCGCTCAAGTTACTTACAGTGCTGATGCAGTTGGGTGGCTCTGTTGCTACGGCGGTAATTAATCTTGCCTCGTTAGTTACGCACAGTCTGCCGTACCTGTCCTACTACAACTCGGCACGAGGATTTGGCGGTGGCTATGGCGAGGTCAAAGCTTCTACTGCCTTGTGGAAAGCTGCCAGCGATTTAAAAAATCCTAAACTGTCAGACGCTGCGTTTCTTAACGACTTGCTGCGCGATGCCAACTATGGTGACTACGGCTTAACTGAAGACGAAACGCAGTTTCTGTTTGCCCAGACTGAGGCTGGCACTTTGCAAGCTGCGCAGTTCAACGCCCTTGTGGGTACAGCCCGTGGCAAGTTGTTCAACAACAAAGCACAAGCAGCCATTAAACTGTGGATGTCCATGTTCTCGTACACCGAGCAAGCCAACCGCCGTGTCACGGCATTGGCTGCGTACCGCTTGGAAAAAGAGCGCCTGCAATCACAGGGTGTGGCAGACGAGCAGCAACTTATTGCAACAGCTACAGAAGCTGCACGAAACGCAGTCAACATTGCACAGGGCGAGTACGCCATGTTCAACCGCCCAGAGATGGCTCGTGGCAATGTGTTGCAGTACATCTTTATGTACAAGCAGTTTGTAATCGTGACTGTGCAGCTAATGAAATCAATGCCAGTCCAAGGACAGGCAATGATGCTAGGTTTCCTGCTGCTGGCCTCGGGCCTGAAAGGTTTACCGTTTGGTGAGGACATCTTTGACATTGTGGACACCATTGCGCAAAAGCTAGGGCTTAAAACTGCCAGCGTAGAGAAAGCTATAGCTGAATGGATTGACTCTGTAGCCCCCGGTGCAACGCCGTTTGTGATGCGGGGTGTGCTTGACCGGATGACTGGTGCCACGATGTCTACCCGTTTGGGTATGGGCGACCTGATACCACTGACTGGTGCGTTCCGTGCTGGCGCTGACCCTGCGCGTGAAGTCGCCGACTTTGCTGGCCCTGTGTTCAGCGGTATCTCTGGGCTGGTGGGCATGGCTGGTTCGCTCACTAAGTACGGCGCAGAAGTAACCGGGCTGCGTGACGACACCACATCGTTTAACAGCATCTTGCGTGACTCGCCCTTTGCTGCGCTGCGATCAATTGGTGACAGCTACGCTTACCTTGACAGCGGCACTATTACCAACGCACGGGGGCAACTTGTAGCGCGTGAAGCATCTACTCATGTGATCCTTGCGCGGCTGCTTGGGTTCTACCCTGCCATTGCCACGGAGCAAAACGACATCGTGCGGCTGTCTAAAAACGTCGCCGAATACAGTAAAGCAATCAAGGCTGAGTACGTATCTGCGTATGTAAAAGCCAAGGTTGCCGGTGATACGGAACGCATGAGTGGGATTGCAAGTGATGTGCGACAGTGGAACGAAGATGCCAAGGGCACTGGGCTAGAGATCACTTCGTTCCTGCGATCAGCCAACCGTGCTGCCCTAGAAGCACAACGCCCAACAGTGATGCGCTATCTCAAGTCCGCGCCAAAGCAGATGCGTCCCGAGACGATTGAATTGCTAAGGCTAAATGGACTTGAAGACGAGGTGCGTTAAACAGCTTTGAGTTGACCGTAGGCCAAGTCCTCAATGGCTTGGTCTGCGTCGCTCAAGATGCCCTGCAACCGTGGGTGTGCAAGGTTCACGCCGATCACGTAAGACTGGCCCAGTTTAATCGGGGAGTCCTTGCCCAGATACGCCTTCTGCGACTTGGGTGTGGCGACTATGTTCTCTACCTGTAATTCAGCCATGAACGTCTTGTAGTCTGCGCCACGGTTCGCCAGCCAGCGCCGGAAGTGAGTGCGATCCAGCAGCACAACACCATGTGAAAGTACATCGCCGTTTGTTTTGCGGTGCATCTCAAAGCGTACCCGCAGTTCACCACGGGGGATGCGGCTGAAGTCCACCGTTGGCTTGTTAGTTCCCGTCTGGGTAACTGTCAGCGTTGCATCTGAATTCTCGTTGAGGTATTCGGTCAGCAAGTCAAACGAGTCAGTCTTGAACTCAGATACAGCACGGCGTATCGCGCCCACTTGCGACAACACCCACTCAATCCCATCGGCAGGGTCGAAAGCAAGCAGACCCCAGTCACGCGCCAACCGTGCGGACAAATCAGCAAGGATGATGGCTTGTTCCCAGTAGCGCTCTTCGCCGGAGAACTGCGCGTTGTACTTCTTGTGAAAGTCCGCAGTGGCTTGCGCAATGGCGGCACGTACACCTGTCTCACCAAGTTCCAATAACTTTGTGATAAACGCACGACCCGCATGGCCGTAGTTAGCGGTAATGAACTCGTAGACCTTCCGCCCCGCTGTACTGTCACGGGTAAACAACTTGCTAGATGACACACTGACTTCGAGGATACGGGCCAACTGCGCATCAGTGTCTAGCCCGGATGCGATCAGCTTAGAATTCATAGACTTGTTGGTAGATACAACAACGGGCATTGCCCATATCTTAGAGTCCCGCTCTTCGGCGTTGCGGTTCATCCGCGCTTTGTCCCGCCCTTGACTTACCCAGTAAGCAAAGTCACCCACCTCTTTGTTGTCCATCATGGTTACTTCGTCAATGGTCATCGGCATGTGAGCGTACATACCCATGCGACCGAACAAAGTGTTCTGTGTGAACTTGGCGGCAAAGTGCAGCTTGTCAGGGTTGCCGTAGATAGATTGAATCCATAGCTGAGCTAGCGACTTGCCGCCACCAGTTGGGCCGTAGAGCGAAATAGTCAGACCCTTGAGGCCAGTGAACGCATACAGCGGGCCGGACAAACCCACAGCAAGCGCAAACATGTGGGCACGTAAGTCAGCTTTGGGGAGCAGCGAGGTAAAATCTACCCATGCTTGGAGAGTGCCAGCCGTACCCCATAGTTCGTGGCCCAATCGGGTTGACCCCGCTGAGAGACTAATAGATTCCTCGCTGACGGAACCATCAGCATTGCGCCGCAGAATTGTGTCGCCGATAACAAACTTACTGTAGTTTTCTTTCCACCCCATCGTGGAGTACAGGTTTGTCATTGCGCGTTTCTGCCGCAACTCGTCCATGTATGAGCGCAGCATAAGTTGGAAATACTCCGTTTGACGTTTGCCATTAAGCACGATCCCTTGGTCTGCCAGAATCGTGGGAAACTCGCGGTGTCCGTCGGTAAGATGGGCTTGCCGCATCACAAGTTCTTGCCACCCGATATGCGGACGGTTCCAGTGATACCGAACTGTCTCGTAGCCTAGACCCTCGTCCTTACCATACGACACAGGATAGATGTCGAACTTGCATACGTCGATGTCCGTCTCGTCGATGGTCATCTTGATACCATCAGTGGTGCGTTTGAACGGGCGCGGCACAGGGATGTCGGTAGCCGCAGAACTTGGGGCAGTGGAGGATGGTGCGATCTCAAGGTACTGGATACCGAGTCGGGCTGGTGTGCCCACCTTGTCTTTGAACTTGCAGCCCTTGCACCCACCGGGGCGTAGTTCCTCAAACTTCTTGCATGTTGACGGGCCTGTCGTTGCCGTTTTCCAATGTGATAGTTTGCGCAGCGTTTCGTTGGCGTTGTATTCGGGGTGCTGGTCTGACCACGCAATAGCAACCGCATCGGGATCATTGCAGTGTGCAGCCACACCTATCAGGGCGTACCACAAGGGTTCCTCAACGTCACCCTGATTCTTCACAGCCCAGTCAATCTGTTGACACTTGGTTACGATAACGGCGGCATTGGCTGGGGGAAACTCCTGCTGCACCTGCAACGATTGCGCCAACCCGCTGCTAGGTGTTGAACGTGGTAGGCTCACCGGGTGAGCCACCATGTACGCGGACAAGCAAGCCGCTATCTGCTCGACTGCCACAGGTTGCGCGTCTACAAGCATCCGCACCTTAGTGCCGCTCTTGGGGTTGGTAGTGCCCACGGGGCGCAATACTCGGGCACTGTCCGCAGGTACAGCCGGGTCAATCTCGAAGCCCTTGTCTTTAGCCGCCGCCTTCATAGCTTCAGCCAGTGGCTTCCAGCGCGCAGACTCAAGTTCTTCAGTCAACACCCAATACACATGCAGACCATTACCGGAGTGAATGATCAGGGGTTTGGGTAAGCCCATCTGCTGGACGAACTTGCCAGTTGCAGCCAGCCCTTCTTTCCACGTAGGGAAGGGCTTGTCCGCGCCGCAGTCCACGTCCAGAGCGATTACCTTGGTTGCTCGGACGTTCTCTTGTTTTCTACTCCCCTTCTCAGCAAACGCTGAGATGGCAAAGTATGTGTTGTTACCACGCTGGTCTAAACTGACCACCGCTTTTGCGAGTTCGTCTACTGTGGCAAAGAATCCTTGGCGTCTACCATCTGGATTGATGACGGTTGTGACATAGAAACCTGCTGACGGTAGAACCCGCTGAAGAAAATTCAACGTGTCCATTGTGCCCCTGCTGGAACAGGGGGATCACTCCCCCTGTTACCTTAGCTATTTGAATTCAAAATTTCGACGAGGCGCTCTTTACGCTGCTTTGGTTCTGACGCAATCACTTCAGGCATGGGCCATCCGTGTTCAGTCATCACCGCCAGCAAGCGTTTAAGCATAGCCCGCACACTCCCATCGTTGGACGGACGAAGAGGCTTGCCCTTCACCCACCCATAATAAGTCATGCGGGACACCCCTAGCAACTCGGACATGTCCGTAGTTGTCAAGAGCATATGCTTACGAAGCGCCTCAACTTTAGTAAAGTCGAGGGGCGGTTTAGGCGTCATCTGCGTCCACCTCACCGACAAGAGCAGCAATCTCGTCAGCTAAAGATGTTGCAGCTTCTGCGGCTGGGGCTTTTGCCGGGGCCGCTTTGACCGCCGGAGCGGCTTTGGATGCGCCGAAACCACGCTTTGGAGCAGCAGCCTGTGCGGGTGCAGGGGCGGGTGCAGGTTCCTCAACTGGTGCTGCTTTGATAGCGGGTTTTGGCGCAACTGGTGCAGGGGCTGACGCTTTGGCGATTCGCGGCACAGCCACTGGCGTTCTAAGGGTTTCCCCTGTAATCTCTTTAACCGGTTCAGAGCCGAACAGAGTGTCCACAACTTCTTGTGCGTCAGCGTCAAGGAACCCACCGAAGGTGAACTTCAGTTTAGGAAACGACGCATCAGTGTCAAAAGACACGCGGGTCTTAACGATCTCGGGGGGGATGCCACGCACGGACAGTTCCTTTTGGTACTGGTTCAAGCCCTTGAGTGCGGCGGGTGTAACCAACAGCAGATAGATTGGGCCGCTTGTGTCATCAGCGGAGACAACAGCCAGACGTTTGTTGTCCGAACAGGCTTTGATCTGCTGACCAGCGTCAGTCACCTTGGAACCCCATGCGTTCTGTGGGCAAGCCGCACACAAATCGTTCTGTGGGTCAGTCGATTCTTGATCGGGGCCGATACCATCCAGCGAGTAGCAGTCAGGTGCTGTAGGTTCTGCGTCTTTTGTCCACGCCTTGGCATACCAAGTTTTGGACAGGCGAGGGTTAGCACCAACGATCACTACATCGAGGTTAGTGGAATCCAACACAGTCTCGGTATCGCCCTCGACAATGCGAAAGCGGCTACCCTTGATGGAAATCTTGGGGAATGAGTTGCCAGATGACAAGCCGCCAGTCAGGGCTGCGCCCAGTACGGATGAAACACCTATGCGATTTGCGAGGTGGGATGGGACTTGGATATTAGCGGGGACGATATTGCTCATAGATATTCTCCTTTAGTGAGCGGGTTAAAATTTAATCTTCTGCCTTGGCACCGGGTTTGCGAATGTTTACCTCCAGCTTGGTGCCATATGTGATGCCGGGGGGAACAGCTTTTGTAGACTCGATGTAGCCACGCACAGCAATCTTGCTCACGCGCTTCTCAAGCATGTCGTATGCCTCGTTGTCACGGATGAAGTTAAGCACTGCATCCCAGTCAGCCACGTTGGCGTAATCGGTTGTGGTCAAGAACGCAGTGCCAAACTCGGACTTGAACGATGTCACGCCCTGTGCATCTGCTTGTGTCTTGATCCATGCTTCCAACTTTTCCATCTTGGCTTTAAGCCCAGAGATACGTTCCTTGACCTCGCCCTCGATGGCGGCTTTCTGATCTCGTAATTTCATGTAGGTGCGGATCACATCACCTACATTAGGGACACCAATTCTTTGGCGCGTGTCCGACACCAATTCTTCCTCAGTCATGTCATCACCTTTGTGTTTGTTGTTGAATCAAATCCAGCAGCAAGCCTTGCAGCTTCTGCTTGTTCCTAAGTCTCTCGTACATCTTGTGCTCAAGGTCTGTCGCCTCGATGTGGATGACGTTCGATACGTTCCTCTTGCCGATACGTTCGATGCGGCCGTTGGCCTGTACGTATGTTTCGTTGCTGTTGATCGGGCCATACCAGATGATTGTTGAAGCTGAAGTCAGCGTCAGTCCATGTGCCATAGTCCCCGGATGCGCAATCAAAACATGCGGACTTTTCTGATGTTGAAAGTCGTGGAATATCTTGTTACGTTGAGTGCTTGACACCTCGCCGTTGACAACTGCTACGTCCCAGTGCTTGCTCAGTTCTTTCTCCAACATGTGCAGTGTCCCTGTCAGCGGTACAAACAGGATCACCTTCTCGCCAGCTTCTTCAATAACCTCCTTGACTAAGTTGATACGTGGTGAACAGTCAAGCAGGATGTTCTGCCCGTCATCGCCATACGCCACGCCGCAAGCGATCTGCACAAGTTTCTGAATCTTCACTGCCTCGTTGACTGCCGTGATGGTTCCCTCAGATGCAGCCTCTGTGACGAAGTGCTTTAGCATCTGGGTGTAATGTTTCTTTTGCTCGGCGGTCAAGTCAACTTGTCGGGTCTGGATAATTGTCTCGGGCAAGTCGAAGCATTCGTCCCGTGTGTAACGCACAGCAGGTTGCAGGATGTGTTTCACAATCTCAACAGACTCGGGGCGGGGCACAAACTTCCACTGCCCGATCTTCATCATCACCTGTTCGCGGAAAGCCGTGTATGTCTTTGTGCAGAACGGCGAACCCACCAGCTTGGCAAGTGCCCACGCATCAGTCGGGTCGTTCGGTGTCGGTGTGCCAGTCATCAACCACAGGCGTGTTGCAATGTTGTTGGTTGCCCACTTGCGAAAAATCTTGAACCGCTGTGTCGATGGGTTGCGCAGCACAGCCGCCTCGTCCACGATTACCAAGTCAAACATGCCGTGACACTTGTCCTTGATGATGGCAAACCCGTCATGGTTAATGATGTAGAAGTCAGCCTCGGTACGTAGCAGCTTCAGGCGTTTCTCTGCCGTGCCATGCAGCACAACAAACTTGCGATGCACAAAGCCGGTGAAGATAGCGTCAGCCCACACGCGCTCCAACGTACTGAGCGGAGACAGGATAAGCACCTTCTTGACATTCTTGGTCTTGATAAGGTAGTCTGCCGCCCACAAAGCTGACTGCGTTTTGCCAGTGCCGATCTCGTTGAGCACCAGCCCGCTGTGATTGAGCGTCAGGAACGCAGCAGTTTCTTTCTGGTGGTCGAACGGCGTGAACTGCCCGGGCCAGTTGTAGTAATGCAGGATGGGACTGGGGGCTTTGATGCCAAGGTTGCGCAACACCTTCACCTCGTCAATGCGGTGCGGCGCGATCACAATGTCCATGCCATGCACGTTGAGCATCTTGGCGGTAAAGATGCTGTCAAGTACCCGGTTCGGATTGTTCAATTTCAAAGCCAATGCCTTGGCCTTTTCAACTACCAGCATGTTGTCACCTTCTGTTTACGATGATCGCTTCAAGCGCCATCATTGTTATTTCATCCCGCACTACCAACCAAGTTCCACCCGCTTTCTCAATCTCTGCGCCACAGATTTTCTGTAACTCAGTTGGCTTCCCCTTGGCAGACTTCACTTCAATACCGATGAACTCCCCGTTGACAATGGCGATGATGTCCGGTATCCCTGACTTCCCAAACCCGTTGTTAGCGGGGAAGAAGTACCACACGTTCATTGCCTTCAACAGCTTCACCACCTTGGCTTTTACTTTACCCTCGGGTGTCATAGCACTCATGTTAGGTTCCTTTACACGAATGTCAAGTAGGGTTAAACCCTAGCATAGTCACAGTCGTGGCGGCATGGGCAGTAACGGCACAGCCCGCTAGGTTTCGCGGGCCAGTTGTCATACTCAAAAGACGAATGGATACGCTGAATGCGCTTCATAATTTCTGCCCAGATGGCGTTCATGCCGCTACGCTCATACGTGTTGGTGTCCATCTCCATTGTCTTGAGCCACACAAGGGAAGTCTTGACCCGCTGCACGTCGGGGTAGTGCTTAAACACCTGCGCCGCAAACATCTGCATTTGAAACTGGTCAGCATTGCGTTTGCCGGTCTTCCAATCCATGACAACAGCTTCGTTACCCACGATTACAAGTACGTCAAGTTTGCTGCGCAGCCATGCGTCAGCATCCCACCAACCTGTTGCTGTAAGATTGTCGGTTAGGACTAGCTCCTTTTCGATGTACAACTCGCCTTGCCTTGCCAGCTTCTCAACAGACAGACACAGGGGTTCGTACTGAGCGATCTCTGCATCCAATCCTGACCCTTTCAGTCGGTTTTCAAGGAACGCATGGATACGTTCCCCGTACTTGGACGCTTCGCCGCCCTCGTCCACAACATCTTTGGTGATGCGCTGACGGTAGTACCGCAACGGGCAGTTCTCGAACAGCTTGATCGAGGAGTAGGAGTGGCTCAAGCGCATAGCAGTGTGCCCCGCAGGGACTTCCTGCGAGGTAGTTGTAACCGTTGGAAACCCCAGTGTACATCAAGATGACATGCGTTGCAAGGCATCAAATTTTGCCAACTCCAGCGTAGAAACAAGGTGCATCAGGTCGGTGATCCCAGAGGAGAATCGGTGGTAGTCGGGGCCAATCTTCACCAGCATAAAAACTTCAGTGGCATCAGGACTGTCCTTGATCTGGTTGGTCACTGCCTCCATCAGTTGGAGGGCATCATGGTTGCGAGGTTCGCGGTTGATTTGGGTGATGTTCATTTCAGGTATCTCCGTAGTTGTGTGCTTTGCCAGACTCGCAAGCAACGGGCAAGTCAGGTGCCCACTTAGGTGGCGTTGACATCACTGCAACAAGTTTGGCTTCTGCTGCGTCTGCGTCTGCCGTCGTTGCAGTGATGATGATCTCATCGTGGACTTGGAAAGCCACGTGATAGTGCTGCCCGATAGATGCCATCTGCTCACGAATGACAATAGCAGCAAGGGCTTGCACAAGGTTCTCGCATACCTTGCCGCCGTAGATACGTGTCCAGCTAACCTCGTCCATGCTGCCAGTCACCACGCGATCACGTACCGCCTTGCGGTAAGAACGCGCATCAGAGATGTACTCAAACCCGCTACCAACCTGCCGTAGGGCAGGGTAATGAATCCTCAACTTGTTGGGGAGTGTGATGCCAGCGCTGTCGAACGAGATCATGTCATGCAAACTACCGCTGCCGCCTTGGACTATCTGTGTCAGTGCGTTGCCGCACCTCTGCCAAAACTGCACGATCTTCCAGTTCTTCTGGCGGTACAGCCGGACAATGCGCTCGGCTTCGTTGATGTCGAGCACCACGTTGATGCCGCCCTGCCCGATCTCTAGTGTGCGCCGGAACTTCTCAGCGCCCATGCCGTAGCCCAGCCCAAGCACACAGGTCTTGCCAACGAACCGCTCCACCTTGTCTGCTTTGGTGATAGTTCGCCCATAAACTTCGGACGCAAACTCAGAGTACACATCGCGCTTGTCGCGAAAAGACGCCAGCAAATCCTCCTGCCCTGCCACCCATGCCACAGTACGTGCCTCGATCTGTGATGAGTCACATGAGATAAGCATCTGCTTGTCAGGTGCCATGAGCGCCCTACGGATAGTCGTGTTGCCACGTGCGGGTAGGTTCTGTAGGTTAAGTTTGTCGCCGCCGCTAAAGCGCCCAGTGTGTGCGCCGTAGTAGTTCAGCATGATGGGTAGTCGCCCACGTTTAGCTACACCGATCAAGTTCTCGGTGCGCGTCTCCTCAATAGTAGACTTAACCCCAAGTCGGGCCGCGACTACGCTCTGCACACGCTCGTCAGGATGTTCTAGCAAGTCCGTCATGCCCTTGTCTGTCTTCGCAAACGCCCACGTTTCCTTGCCAGTGGTCGGGCTTGTCTTACGGGGAGGGTCGATGCCTAGGTTGCCAAGATACTTAGCAAAGATTTCGTTGCTCATCAGCATCTTGGTGAGCGCCTCCTCGGTCACGCCGCTCAGGCCAAGGTCTAATATGAGGTCGCGCTTGCGGACGCGCACTTCTTCGAGGTGCTTCTCTAATAGGGGCACATCCAACTCGATCACTGGCTCGGTGTACATGCGCAAGGTCTGATCAATCACCAACAACTCGCTCGATGGGAAGCCAACCTTGAGCTTGTCGAACAATCGCCTCGTCATATCCACATCGTTCTTGCAGTACTCGCCATACTGAGCAAGGTCAGCCTCGGTGAAGTCAGCCTTGCGCTTGCCCAATGCAGCCACTACCTCATCACCTTTCTTACCAATGCCGTAGTACGTAGCGAGCGCAGTAAGACTGCCACCCACAGTGATGTTGTGCAGTGGTCGTGCCATGCTTAATGTGTCCAGCCATAGCCTTGGCTTGATACCAAAGTGCCACGACAGGATAGCCCCGTCAAACGCAGTGTGATGACAGAGGATTGCCTTGTTGCTGTAGTTGAGTGACTTGAGAAACTTGGCAGGGTCACTGCCTGAGTACCAGTCGCTAGGGTAGTCGTTGACCTTGACACCTACCCCGATAACTTCAAACCTTGGGTCGCGGATGTAACTCTCGGTGGTCATCTTCGACAGACTAAAGTCCTTGTCGTAGTAGGTTTCAAAGTCTATGGTTACGATGTCCATTGCCATCACTCGCCACGCGCTTCAATAAGTTTGTCGATGTAGTGCTTTGCTTTCTTTACGTCGCCAAACCCTCCTTTGACATCACAACGTGCAAGATATTTGATTGCGTTACCGCGCAGAAACCCAGCAAACTGCTCGGGTGTCATCCATGATTCCATTGCTGCCCAAGGTTGCACGGCCATGTCCTTGTAATGAGAACCACCAACTTGTTGTTGGTCAACCTTTTCACTTGGCTTAGATTCTTCGCGGACAGGCGTAGCTTGTTCTTCCTTACGAATCTTGTAGACCATAGGCATAGCTACCTTAAACTTTGCACCAACTTCTTTTGGTACGGCAAGCGGGTTCTTGCGGAAATACTCACGAACTTTTTGCGACTTACTTTTCATTTTCTCTTTCCTTTAAGTTGAATTTTTCTCACGTAACCTAGCTTCAATCAAGTGGTAGAACAAGATCAAACCACCACCGTCATGCTCAACCAGTACCTCTTGGTACTCTTCGTCCGTCAGCCCCACCCACTCGCCCTTCGCACACGCCTCACGCTCGGCTGCGGCGACAAGGGCGGCAAAGTGTTCAATGTCACCATGCAGCGTCAGGCCGTTGGCCTCGATCAATTTAAATACATCAGTCATGCATTCTTCTCCTTCAAGGCCCGCTCCACAGCCTCCATGAACACCAGCCAGTCAGCAGACATGGCCCCGCATTCCACCGCAATAGCCTCGCGCTCCCACTCTGTCAGCCCCACCCATTGCCGGTTTGAGGAATGCTCTTGAGAAATGGCTTGATGCTCAGGCAAAACCTTTATCCGGTCAAACATCTCCTTGCCCTTGCTGTAGAAGTCGTGGTTTTTTCCTGTGATGTAACTTTTTTTCATATCAGTAAACTCCAAATCCAAATGCCGGTGAGGGACGCCAGTCCAAACAACACCATTAGCACCGTCAGTGCAGCGCTGGTCATCAGCCTACCAATCGTGCGCCATGTGTCATCGTCTTCTTCAGTCATTCGGCTTCTCCTTAGGTTTAATAACACGCACCACTGCCTCTGAAGTTACAAAGCGATGCTCGTTGGCGCACTCATACCTACGGTACACCGTATTAGCAGGGCGACTACGGGTTTCCTTGACAGTCGCCCATGCCTTGCATAGGGGGCACTTCATAAGAACACCCCGAACTTTTGTCGGAGTGCTTTACTCTGCTCCCTGCATACTTGGTTCACGACATTTACTGTGTGCTGCACAGTTGGTTGCCTATGAAAGTTGAGAAACGTAACCTCGGCACTCTTCACAAATCCCTCAAGCAATTGCGGAGGGAACTCGTTGTTTTTGATACAAGTGTACAAGAGCGTAACCCATCTGTCATGCTCCCATTGAGGTGCATCCCATACCTGTTTACCCTTACGCTGCGCTGCAACTTGTTCGCAGATAGCTTGCAGTACCCCAAGCTTGGCTCGTACCTTGATACCGTACTTAAAACGGCGCAAGGCACGGAGCCACTCTCGACGTTTGTCATCGTCGATACGGGGCATATCAGACACCAAACTTAGCAGCAGTGCTCATGGCAGTAAGCTTGTCGATGTCTATGTCCAACACCACCTCGTTCTTGGTACGTTCCTTGATCTCTCTGTGTTTGTTCTTAACATTCTCAGGAATCAAGTCCCACAGTGGAGGCCATGCTTTGAGCGCCGGGCCTAGTGTGCTGTACGCCTCGATAATTTTCTTAACCATATCAACGAACTCTGCGCGGCGCTTTTGCGCATCAGCCTTGCGCTGATTAAAGGCTACCACCTCGGCCTGAAACGCATCCCAGCACTGTCCTCTGAGTATAAGACCGCCGCTGTATGACGAACTATTTTTCTTGGCAAAATCGCTCTCAATAAAGGTGTGGGGCCAAGGCTGGAAGGTAGCGAAGGTGAACGTCATGTTACATTCAACGCCGCCTACTTTTTCTATCTCGATCTTATCAACTGTCCTCAGCCAACCAGCAGGAAGTTTTGCAATGTACGGCTTGACTTCATTGAACAGGGTGTCATAAATAGTCTGACCCCATGCGTTGTCAGGCTTAGACTGCTCGGCTCTGTCTATAGCAGGTTGCATCTTGTTGCGAGCACTTGCCAATATAGCGTTGCTAAGTTCTGTGCTAAAACGTACTGTTGCCATATCAATCTCCTATATATGTAAAACATCCAACCCACTGCTTGTAGTGGTACTGCTCAACAAGCCTGAACATCTCAGGCTTTCCTCCTATCAATCGAATTACGCAGATGTCTCCGCGTTTTATGTGTGCTTTGGGGGTAATCACATCACCACCACTTCACCGAAGGGTGCAGTGCTCTCGTCAGTGGATACCCACAGCACTGGTGCATCAGGCTGATCGCCGAAGCTGCTGCAACACAGGTCAGTCAGGAACACAATGGCTACGGGTGTAAGGCCATGCTCGATGATCTCAGCGAACACCGGAGCAAAGTCCGTACCGCCACCGCCGTGGGGCTTGATGTCAAGGTCATCATGCTGCTCGTAGGATTCCACATGGCTGACCTCGCTGTCGAAGTACATCACATGGATACGCTCTGGCATCAGGTCGTCCTTGACTTTGCCTATCTCAGCGGCAAACTGGGCAATGGTGTTCTGGTCGATAGAGCCTGAGCAGTCCACTGCAAACACGATCTCACCCATCTGCTCACCGCTGACACTGGGCAGGTACAGTCCCTGTGCAATGAAGCGGCGGTTGAACCGGGAGAATGATCGCTGGTCAGTGCGGGCCTTGACAAGAAAGCGTTGCAACACATCACGCCAGTCAACCTTGGGTCTGAGTACCTCATCAACCAAGCGTTCCATGTTTGCGCTCAGCTTGCCCATCATCTTGGCAGCTTGTGCCGCTTGTGCCACCTTTACTTTCCACTCGGCTTGCTCCTGTGCTTGCTCGGCAGGTGAACCTTCAGCATCTTCACAGTTGTCAAGCCTGTCGTCTGCACCGCTACCCTCATCCTGCTCCGGCAAGATGTTGTAGATACCTTCACTAGTGCCGCCGCCAGCAGCATAGATGTTAGGGTCATGCAGTCCCCGCTTAGGCATTTTACCAATGCTGTCGTCTACCAACAGCTTGTTGATTACATAGTCAGCCGCGTTGTTCCAACGGCGGTGCTGTCTCTCCTGTCTACGGTAGTTGTGCTCAAGCATCGGATGCAAACACTCGTGTGCTACAAGGAACTTCAACTCCTCATCTGTCAACTCGTTGCAGAAGTCGGGGTTGAACACCACCCGCTTGCCGTTGGTTGCCGCAGTGGGTATCTCTCGGCTCAGCAGGAACGGCATACTGAGTGCCACCGTACCAATGAACGGATGCTCCAAAATCAGAGCGGTCTTGGCTTTGGCAAGCCGTATCCTCATCTTGGCTTCTTCTTGCGGGGTGATTTGTTTCACCTCCTCTTTGGGCATCACACTAGTCATTACATACCTCCATTCATAAATACGGACATCTTGTCCATGATTGCTTTGGCTTCAGCCGCTGTATCACGGCGAAGGTCGGGATCATTACGCAGTGCCTCGGGGTGCTTGATCAATGACGCCTCAACTTGTTGACGCATGGCTTCAAGGTTAGGATCATCACTGAAGTTCAGCCTTGGCAACAGGGCACAGATTTCACGGGTGTTCTCCAGCATGGAGTCACGGAAGATCGCCTTGGGATCAGCCAGCTTCTCAGCCATGTGCTTTACCCTGTCGTAGAGCCGAGTCCATACGTCCTTCAGTGCAGCCTGCTCTGCGTCCTTCACACGCCGCTCAACATCTTGCTGGATACGGGACAGTTCTTCACTGCCAATGGCAACCCGAAAGTCACTGCTTGGCACAGGGAACACAGCCATATCCATGCTGAACTTGGAACGCAAGTCAGCTTGACTGGGGTAGTCTGCGGCGTTGTACAGGGAGCCAAGGATGCGCTGTGCATCCAGCATGTCCTGATCGTAGTCATCGTAGAACTCCTGCACCAACACCTGCCACTCTCCCTTTTCCTTACGGAACTCAGACATGAAGTGCAGATAGTTAGCAGTGGGCAGCATCATCGTGCCATCCAAACCCCACGGCAACGTGTTGTCGTAGTACTTGGTACGGATGAGCGTAGTCTTCTTGTGGATGTTGTCCAGCTTGTCGTTCATAGGCAGCAAGGACTTGTTGAAACGACCAGCAGCTTGGCTTGCACCATGCGCTGTCGTCACCTCCTTGGATGCACTCTTGTCGTACTTACGGGCTGTCCACTGTGACACGTTGAGTTGCACCAACAATGCTCGGTCATTCAGATTCATAGTGATACTCCTTAGAACAATACGTTTTGGTGGTTGATCGACCACTTGGTGAAGGCTTGGGTGTTAGCCAAGTCAGGATTGCGCCGTGCTGCATAGCTGACAGTCAGCACAGAGAACTCGGGAGGCATACGCTCAGAGTAGGCGCAGACCCTCTCGAAGTTACCCTCAGTAGCCCGCTGTGCCAGAGCACCGGACAGAGCGTACAAAGTGGCAGGGTCACTGGGCACATCACTGGTGCTTGGGTTCAGCAAGATAGCGTCAGGGTTGGGCAGCTTACGGAAGATACGCACAAACCCTACAAACTCAGCAGCAGCGCCCTCACCAACAGCACCCTTGAACGACTCGAACTCTGCCTCCGAAGGGACAGTACCAAGCACATCGGACACACCCTCAACCCAAGCACGGGGTGTAGCGTTCTGGTCACGCTGTGGGTCAAAGTCATGCAACAAGTTGGGACGGAAGCGAATGAAGGACACAACCTCTGACTTGACACCATTGTCAATAGCCCATTGTGTCCAGTCATCGAGGTGAGTTTCCAACTCATACGCAGTCTCTCGGTTACGCAGATGAGACAGCACACGATTAGCACCTGCTCGGTCTGCTTGCCTGTTGCCAGTGGAGATAACCTGCCATCCATCGGGCATCGACACACCATGCAGATTGCGGGCTTGGCAGATGTTAGCCAAGACCTTTTGCAGGTCAGGGCCAGCTTGGTTGCGGTCATCGAACAGCAGGATGCCACGCTCTGGGGCTTTGCCCTTGACAGGGAACCAGTCAGGTAACTTGTAGTGCAGCATGTCACTGCCTGTCTCAGGGAACAGGATACCGAAGTCCTCCACAAGCATGGTGGGCATATGCCTCTCGATGCAGGGAACACCAAGTTCTTCAGCAGCTTGTTGCACGATGGTTGTCTTACCACCGCCGGGGCTGCCCTCGATACAGATGGTACGCTGGATGGGGAACAGAGACTTGATTGTCTCTTTGAGAAGTGTGGCTCGCATTACTGTCCTTTGTAAAGTCTATGGTCTGGGCCGAGGGACACTACGTTAGTGCCCACTCTTGCAGCTTTCGCTGCCATTTTGTTGTCAAAGTAAACCACTGGCTGCACCAGTGGCCCTCCCTTACTCTGTCGTAACGTAAACAGTCGCTTCATTTGATTTCCTCTGGTACGTAGACAGTGTTTACCGTCTCAATAATCCCCTTGGCGGGGTCAAAGCCAACAATCTTGCTCGTACGAAGGTTCGTAGTTCCCAGTTTTGGGTGGTCGATTACATCCAACCTTCCACACCAGAAGGGGTTGCCCATCTTGTCCCAGCGAATCAGCAACATTGTTGTAGCGGTTTCCGATTTGTATTTAACGATTGGTTTCATTTGTTTTCTCCACGGTTGATAAACACACACTCGTTGGGGTGAGTGACACCCTTGGAGTCCACATAGGACTCCCCACAGCCAACCATCCACTCCATGAGCAGGACAGCTAGCAGCAATCCAAAGCACAGCACACCCAGTGCTGTAAAGAACCACCGAAGCAGCACCCTCCACAAGGGAGGCTTGGTAGTGATGCGATAAACCTTCATGTCGTCCTCTTTGGGTTGAGTTGCTTGAGCAGTTCAGGGTCAGTAAACAGCATGTAGTTGCTCTTGTTGAGGGGAGCCACAGTGTGTTTCTTCTGCTTGGCAGCAGCTTCACCACAGGCTAAGCAAGTGCGGTATCCAAGCTGAACCCTGCGGTATTCCACATGCCCCCCATAACACTGTACACACAGGTAACGTCTGTCTTCAGCGTTCATACTGCTCCTCTCAATCTACTTTACGTAGGGTAAACGTGTAGCTGGTACCATCGAGGTGATAGTCCCTAGCTTCACCGTTGACACGGCAGATACGTAGTCGTCCACCGATATTGAACTTGTCACGGGCTTTTGCCAGTGCAGACCGCCATGTGTCGGCAATGATTTCCCTATGCCATACACCATGATCTGTAAACAGGAAATACGGCATCACATCCCCCCTTTTAAGCGATGCTGAATGCCGACTCATCGGCATCGTAGAACCACTCAACGTAGTTGTATATGCTGCCCTCGGCGCTGAGGAACACCCCATGCACCGGCTCATCGGAGGTGTCCTCTTCAAGGCCAGCATCCTCCAAAGTAGTAAACCGTTGTTCTGTCATCGAAACTTTCATAGCAATTGCTCCAGTACAGTGCGACATAGCACTTCACAAGGCAGTGACTCACTGCCCTGCAAGCTGTCATGTCACTTCGATGCAGGGTGCATCAACAGACGGGTCTGATAGCCAGCGTCAACAAGCCGCTGTTGAAAAGCACAGGCTGCATCGTCCCGCTTGAACCATTGGAGATACATCGTATCCCCGTCAATCCACTTGACAACAAAGCGAAGAGTCTCTGCTTTGCGCTGTTTGCGGGGTGCTTTGTAAGGCAAGGTTGTAACTTTCACTGATTGGGTCATGTCAATCTCCAGTAGAAACGCAGTGTGAGACGGCACACTGCAAACCGTAATCATTAGGCCAGCTTGGTAACAGTCACCTTGGCAATGCTCGGAGCCTTGCGTTCTGGCAACAGAGCAATGTAGGGCTTGCCCCAACGGTCTGCCATAAGGACTGGTGTATCACCACCTTGCTCTGGCTTGAACACTCTGATTTCCATCTTGTGTTTCTTGCCGAGTTCACACAGCGTCTTGTAAAGTTCAGCAGTATTGTTACTGTCAAACTTGCCATCGGCGTCTGGCTTTACAACCAGTTGCTTGTTGCTGTTACTAAACACACTCACTTTACCTTGGTAAATCTTTGCCATGACAGGCTCCTTAGAAGGTTGATTAAAGCGGCATCGCTGCCAAAACCAGTCTCGCCCCGGCCGAAAATTTTGTCAAGTGCCGACCTGTTTTCTAGGAAAAGCGTCAGGTTGTAAGGTCTTTAAAGAAATAATCTAAGCTTACAGGGTACATGATCTAGGAAAATCTGTCAAGTTAGATCGGTTGTAGATTGTAAAAGTCCATATGAATCAACGACTTACGGAAGACGATCTAAACAATCTACGATTTTGGAAATGATGTGGCGCTAAAAAGTTGGGGACTACGCCGTTTCACATTATGAAACGAAGAAATTTTCTAGGAAAGGGTATATGAAAAAAACCTATATTATCTATATCAACTAGATTGTTTATACACTCTCTTTTCTTGGTCATATTGGCGCAAACCGTTGATTTCATTGGACTTTCTACTAACTTGACAACGTAAAGTGTGTAAGGTTTTGTGATGTAAAACCCTGAAAATCGTGGATAGTTATTTTTAGATTGTTGCATGTACAGTTAGATTGTGTCAGGTTAGCCATGATACTTTACATTTCGGCTTTAAATGCGCGATGTAAAGCGGTACGTAGACTGCGAGCCGTGACCCCCCGACGTATAGTCTGTCTACTACGTAGACAAAAAGCGCAGCAACGTGATCAGCAGACAAAAAAAAACCCGCTCACCTTGCGGTGGCGGGTCAGGGATTACTTGTTGTAGTGCCAAGTCGCGTGCTCGCGCTGGGCTTTGTCGTCACGCTTGATCATTCGCGTGGCGACCCAGATAGTCCATGCGTTTTTCCAGCCGTAGTGCCAGATTGCATACCAAACGCCAAAACTCTGGATAGAGGACTTAACTTGAAAAACAGAGGGTTGCATAACATTCTCCAGTGGTTAAAAAAGAACCCGGAGCCTGTCACGCTCCGGGGTCAAAGCTCTCTTACGCTAGCTTGGTCACTGTTCCTCGCTTGGTTTCACCCTCGCCGCGCTTGGGTAGCAGGGCGATGTAGGGGTTGCCGTAGCGATTCGCAAGAAGAACGGGTTCTGTTCCGCCGTCCACAGTGAACAAAGAGTATTTGTTTACCGGTGACTTGAGTTTTTTGCTCAGAGCCATCAGGGTTTGGTAGCACTCAGCGCTGTTGCTAGCGTTGAACTTACCCTCGACATCGCGTTTTAGTGCGATCTCACCCTTGGTGTTCTTTACAATCGAAACACCGCCTTCAAAAGTTTTAGCTGTCATGCTAAAATCTCCAGCGACCTAGTTGTTAAAGAGCAGGCGAGTAGGTCAGCTCGCCTACTCTGTCGGGTAGTAGGATCACTGCCCCGACAAATTCAGACTCGCATAGGTTTACATTTGTGTCAAGTAGCAGGGGAAAACATACCCACAATGCTAGTAGGGTCATTGCCTTGCGCCGTGTCGCAGGGTGATGCAGTGGGCCGCATGGGGGGGGCACATGGATTGCGCAGCGGACAGCCCCCCCTATTAGTAGTAACCCGCATATAGCACGACCCAAAAAATAGAACGTGTAAAGTTAGCACCCCCTTGACACACCCGTCACCCCCCATGCTATATTGCGGCTATGGACAACCTCCCGCTCAATCACACCAAGTGGAATGATCGACTGGCCTTTGATGTAGCGCTGACCCTTGAGGGCAGTGGCGAGACGCTCCAAGAAATTGTGGGGCGACACCGCATCACAACCAGCGACGTTCTTGCGTTCAACGCTGATCCCATATTCTTAAAGAAGGTGGAGCACTATCGTGCTGAGGTACGGGAAAAGGGGTTGACCTTTAAGCTCAAGGCTCGCGCCCAAGCCGAAGAACTGCTCACCACTTCGTGGCTTCTTATTCACGATGCAGCCGTATCTCCTGCCGTAAAGGCTGACTTAATTAAAAGCACCGTCAAGTGGGCGGGGCTAGAACCCAAAGATGCTGGCCCACAAGATCAAGGCACAGGTGGTGTGAAAATTACCATCAACCTTGGCAGCGACCCCCGTGATACACGTACCATTGAAGCAACTACCGCTGAGATTGAAGATGCAACTGCCATCGAACATTGAAGACCTGTTTACTCAAACCCACGATGGATTTAAAGCCATGAAACTGCGTAGCGCCAGCGAAGCCATCATGGTGGAAAATGCGCTGCAACGCGCCGAGAAGTCCTACCAGACCAAAATCACACGAAGTAAAAAGCGCGGGCGCGAGTTCGTAATCTCGTTGGTAC